CTGGCTGGTTCCGGTCTCGATGCCCACGGCGTAGCCCTTCGGAGGCTGGGGGCCGCCGTAGAGCGGGAAGGTGCCACCCTCGTTCGCCAGGGTCGCACGGAGGGCGATGGCCCCAGCGCCGGCCCTCTTCGGGGCGTCTTCGCGGTAGACCCACTTCCCACCATCCCGACCATCGACTGGCGTCCAGTCCGGCCCATGGGAATGGTTCTCCCCAGGCCCACTATGGGAATGCTTGAAGGTGCCTTCACCCGGAATGCGATGCTTGTGGGTGACCCGGTAGGGTCCGCCACCGTAGGGCGAAACGGGCCCACCGGCCATGCGGATCCCGATGCTGCTTGGAGCCAGCATCTCGCCCCTGGCAGCATTGACTGGATCGCCAGACAGGCCGACCAACTTGTGGTGGCGCTTGGCCTGGGGACCGATGCTCTGGGCATACGCTGGGACGGACTTGAGGCCGAGACGGATAGCAGCAGCCATGCGGGTATTGCCGTCCCCGACCATGGCAGCGTGGTGCGTGGGGTCGTAGCGCAGAGCGATGGGCTCACGGACGCCGTTCCTGGCGATGTCGCGGGTCAGCTCTGCGAGGTCGGTCGCACCCTGTCCTGGACGAGGGAAGTTCTCGCGGTCTTCGTAGAGCATCTTCCGCAACGCGGCGACGCTGACATTCTCGACCGGGCCGCCGGCCATCCGGTAGACCTTGGGCGGAAGACGCTGCTCGCGTGCGCGGCGCATCCATTCCGGCTCGAAGGTCGGCTGGGGCTGCTCGACGGGAGGAGGCGGGGCAGGCCGGTACGCGCCTTCGCGGAGACGACGAGCCAGGGGGCCTTCGACGGGGCCTCCGGCGAAGCGTGCCCGTCCCTTGCGGAAGCGGTGCCATGCCTCGTCCTCGCCCCAATATTGAAGGTCGCGGCGAGGAACGCGCTGATCGAGCCTCGCGCTCGCGGAGTCAGGGTCAGGCCCACCACGGGTCCTCAGAAGGCCGGGACTCCGACCTGACGTTCCGTAGGCTCCGCCGCCGAAGCGGTTCCCGATGTAGTCGGATGCCGACCAGAAGGAAACGGGTGCGACTCCAGACCGCTGCGGGCCACCCTGACGGATGTGGTCGAGGCTCCGCGTTCCGGTGTAGATGTAGCCCGGATCACCCTTGTTGGCATCACCCCACGTCCTGTCGAGGTACTCAGCGTAGGACTGGGATGTCGCGGGCCGCGACGATCCGAACTTTCCGCCGTAACCACGCACACCGCCACCACGGATGCGGCCCATCTCGCGCTCGTGGCGACGCTGGGCCGTGTACTCGAGCGCGGCGATCTCCGCTTCGCGTCGGCGGTGCTGCTCCTGCTGGCGGTAGAAACGCTCGGCGTCAGGCTCGATGCGGCCGTGGCTGCGGGGGATGAAGACCTCGGGGCGGTGCTCTCCCACGATGACGGCACGACCGGCCTGGACGGGGCCGCCGTGGGCCTTCTGGGGGAGGTTCTGGCGGACGGCCCGATCAACGGCGTGGGCAGCTCCGGTCCTGGTCCCGATGGCCGGCGTGCTGACTGCCGCAACGACGGACTGAGCCTCGGCCCTGGCCGACTTGGCAGCAGCGGTGGTGACGGTGATCGGGATGTTCTGGAGGGCTCCCTGGATCCGCTTGCGGAGCTGGGCGAGCTGGGAGTCCGAAAGAGCCAGGGAGACGTTGACACCCGCCAGGTTCTGGGCAGACGAAGGCCCGGAGGCGGTTTGCTTTCCGCCCCCGGCCTTGAGCTGGCTAGCGCCGGACCCGGCCTTCGCTGCCTGCTGCTGGAACGTATTGAGGGAACCCTGGGCGGCCTTCATGCCACCCATGAACCCCCCGGCATCGAGGGTCAGCTTTACGCCAATACTGCTGACTTCGCCCGTCTCACCTGGCATGGGGATCTCTCCCGGGCGCTACACCGACTCTCCAGTGAAAGCCTCAGCGTTGAACTCGACTACGTCTTCGACGCTTGCGAGCTTGTCGCCCTCTGCGGCGACTGTGTTCGATGCGATCCAGTCCTCGCGCAAGGCGAGGTAGAGATGAAAAGGGAGTGCCGCTACCTCGTGAGGCCATTTCCCGTATGCCCTGGCGATACGGAAGATGAGGTCACGAGTGGTCAGGCGTTTCCCTTGGGGGTCTCCTCGGCCGCGTCGTCAGCCTTCTTCTCGGTCTCCGGCTCGTCGCCGTAGTGCATCCGGTTCACGGTCTGGTTCAGCTTCAGGACCACCCGCATCGGGAGGCCGGCGAGCGACTCGGGCGTGAGCTTCGGATCGACCGAGCAGCGCAGGACCATGAACTTCAGGAGGAGGGAGTTGTCGATGGACTCGTCGTCCTGGCCGGTGAGCGGGTTTGCGACCTTCGTAGTCGCCTTCTTCACGAGCTCGTCGTAGTCACCGATGGAGAGCTCGCGGAGGCGGAAGGTCATGCCACGAACGGTGATCTCTTCCTCGAGGAAATCAGGAGTCAGACTGGCTGCGCGAGGTGTCATGAATGGTTACCCCTTCGATCAATAGGGTCCGACCCTCCCGTACCGTTCGGGTTTCGGGCTCGTTCTCGACCCTGTATTGCTTGTGCGGTGTCAGGTTCAGGAAGATGACCTTTCCGTACTCGTCATCGTTCCAGAGAGCATCGCTGACGAATGAAAAGACGGCGTGAAGATCGTAGAGGCCGGCATCCCGACCTTGATCTCCACGCCGTTGAAGCGTCCAGGTACTGAGCTCCCCAACCTTGGCTCCAAGGAAGGGGATTTCCACACTGCCGGCGGGCTTGTAAATCCCTGACCGGATCGTCTTGAACAGGTATCCCATCGCGAACTCCCTACGCCGGAGGCGGCTGACAGCCGGGAGGGGCCGATGTTTCGGCCGCCTCCAGCGTGGATGCTACGAGATTAGGTGAGGGAACCGTCAGAGAAGACGGTCCACGCCCCGGCGGCGCGGAAGTTGCCGGTCGTCTTGATCGCGTCCGAGATGGACGAGGTGATCGAGGCGTCCATGAGGCCCGGGCCGTGGGCGATCAGGATCTCGCTGGAGCCCCGGTCGTCCGCGTACAGGTAGATGGCAATGGCGTCGCTCGAGGCCGCGTTGACCTGGTAGTCGCCAGAGACGTCCAGAAGACCCGCGAACGTGCCCTGGATGTCCTTGAGGCCCACGAGGTACGTCTTGTTCGTCTCACCGAACACTGTGGCATCGACGTAGTCGCGGGAGAGGTTGAGGGTCCACTCGGTCTTGGTCGTGACCTTGACCCCGGTGCCCTTCTTGCCGTTGATGTAGATGGCACCGTTCTTGCCGTGCAGCTTGGTGCCGGCTCCTGTCGCCATGGTTCACTCCTTCAGGAAATCGTCCACGCCCCGGCAGCCTTGAAGTTGCCTGAGATGCGGACCGCATCGGAAACGCTGACCGTCACGGAGGCATCCACGAAAGCAGGACCAGTGGCGATGAGGCTCACGCCGTCCTCTGCGTACAGGGCCACCGTGTAGGCAACCCCGTCATTGCTCGAGACGGAGAGATCCCCACCCACATCCAGCAGACCCGCGAAGGTCCCCGAGATGTCCATGAGTCCGGCGGCGTACACCTTGTTCGCATCGCGAAACGTGGAGACGTCGGCGTAGTCACGAGCCATGTTCAGGGCCCACTCGGTCTTGTTGGTGACCTTGGTGCCGTTGATGTAGATGGATCCGTTCTTGCCGTGGAGCTTGCTCATTGGATCTGGTCGGTCCAGACCGAATACGAGCCGCCCACCTGGTAGATGCGCTTTCCCTCGGAGTCGATGTCTGGCCCCGTTGGCAGATCCGCGACCCGGCGGCAAAGCAGGCTGGTCTGCCCATCCACGTTGAGCCCAGCCTCGTTGAGGGCCCCGGCGATGAGCGCGTCGATGTTGTTGGCATCGACGGGGTTCTCCGCATAGACCGAGACGTCGATCAGGGCCTGGATCATCACGCCGGTCCAGTCATACGCATACGGGGCCGCGACGAGCTGATAGACGATGAACGGGTATCGGACCTTGCGGGGAGCGATCCCCTCGTGGATGCCGCCTCTTATGGCGGACACGAGGGAGGGTGAGGCGCGGAGCGCCTGCACGACCGCTCGCTTGACCGGGGCGACGGATGTAGTCGTCATCGGTCGCTTCCCTTCACAACCGCACCACGATCTCGATTTCCGCCTTCCCGGTGCCGGTGCGGGCGGCCTCGGTGACGGCAGCCGCAATCCGGCTGACGATCTCTCCACGGCTCTCGGCCGCCGCCGGGCGAAGGAAGGGGTGGGCCGCGTTGTGGCGCGTCCCGAACTCCTGGTACTTCGCGTAGCGGGTCGGTGAGATGACCCATGCTTCTGCCCGGCTCCCAGCCAGCGTCGGCGCCGTGGCGTGGATCTCTCCGCGCAACCGGCCCCCGACATTGAGGTGCTGGAAGGTGGCAAAGGTGGCCCGCTTGGTGCGGACCTCAGATGCGCCCCGCCGCGTCAGGAACGTCGGCTGGGCAAGGAAGCCGGCCTTGCGCCGCGACATCTCCTGGTCGTAGTCGGCCAAGAGGCGACTCGCAGCCCCCAGGCGCCTCTCGCGCCAATGGACCGGGGGGCGCTTGCCGGTGATGGTTGTTGAGAAGGTCTGCTTCTCTCCTGCGGTGTAGCCCTCGAAGCGTGTGACCCCAACTCCAATCCGATGCCCTACGGGGGCTACGGAGTTCTGCATTTCCGAGGCCGACTTCGGACGGATGCTGTAGCCACCATCCGAGAAGAGCCGCCGGACCGGGGCCAGGCTCTTGGCCCGCGCCGCGACAACGTTCGCTCCCTGGCCGAGAGCGTCGGTGGCCGCCTCGAGGATCGCCTGGCCGAGCTCCTCGAAGGAGATCATTCCTTCTTCCTCAAGCTGCATGTCAGGAGCGGCAACCAGGAACCTTCGGCCGTGGTGTCACTGACCGTGTAGTCGTCGATGGGGTTGGTCGCGACATGAACATGGTCGCCAACCCTGATGTCGGTCCCGACCGGGAGGTAGAGGCGGTAGGTGTTGACCGTGACGATCTGGCCCGTGTCCACTTCCTGGACTGGGGTCGGAGTGGATTGGAACCAACCCTTGACCTGGAGCCGTCGCGTCTCGCTCGTCTGGGTGTACGAGAGGAAGTCGTCTCCGTAGTCGCCACCCACAGGGATGGGTCCCTCTGCCCGACGTTCAATCGTGAGAGGGGTGACCATC